CAGAAATCGTTACAACTGATGTAAGAGATACTATCGAATACATAATGCCATCATTGATGCGTATATTTACGACTCATAACAATGTTGCAGAGTTTGAACCTGAAGGCCCTGAAGATGTCGAAATGGCACAACAGGCAACCGATTATGTTAATTATGTATTTAATCGCCAAAATAACGGCTTTAAGGTCCTATATGATGTTTTTAAAGATGCTTTGATATCAAAAACAGGCGTAATTAAGCATTATTGGGAAGAAAAAGAAGAAGTAACGACAGAATCTTATACAAATTTGACTGAAATTGAGTATCAGTCGATTCTTGCAAGTGATGAATTAGAAGTTGTTGAACACACAGAAACCATAATACAAAAAGCTCAAGTAGACGATATGGGAACATTAATTAGCCCGGATGTCGTAACACACGATGTTGTAGCAAAATGTTACAAAAATTCTGGGCAAGTAAAGGTTATAAGTGTTCCACCAGAAGAATTTTTAGTATCACGCAGAGCAGCATCACTAGAAGATGCAGACTTTGTGTGCCATAGAGTCAAAAAATCAGTAAGTGATCTTATTGCAGAAGGCTTTGATCCTGAAATTGTCAATCAAATACCAGGGTATTCACAGTCTGATGCTGAACTTAACGAAGAAAGACTAGCAAGATTCAGCTTTGATGATGATTCTGTGCCTCCATCTGAAGGAGAAGGGGCAACAAAGAAGGTTTGGATAGACGAATGTTACATGTATGTAGACTTTGATGGCGATGGAGTTGCTGAACTAAGAAAGATTACTAAAGGTGGACACTATATCCTAGATAATGAGGAAATCGACATGATTCCTTTCTCAACAATCTGTCCTCTACCGATACCACATAAGTTTCATGGCATGTCTATTGCTGACACAGTACAAGATATACAGCTAATTAAATCTACCATTATGCGTAATCTCTTGGACAATATGTATCTGACTAACAATGCGAGATATGCAGTCCTAGCAGGGCAAGTAGAATTAGACGATTTATTGTCAAGCAAACCGGGTGGAATCGTGAGAATGAGAGCGCCAGGTGCAGTTACAGCACTTCCAACACCGCAAATACAGAACTACGCATTTGACATGGTTAGGTATTTAGACGGAATCAGAGAAGAAAGAAGTGGCGTATCTAAAATGACTCAAGGATTAAACCCTGATGTATTAACATCACATGTTACAAGTGGAGCAATATCAGCAGCAACAGAATCTTCTATGCAAAGAATTGAGCTAATTGCTCGTGTATTTGCTGAAACAGGCATTAAGGACTTATTTAGAAATATCTATGCTTTAGTCCAAAGATACGAAGATAGGCGTAAAATCTTCTATTTGAACGGCAAATTTGTGCCGATTGATGTATCTAAGTGGAAACAAAAGCTAAATTGTACTGTAAATGTTGGCGTTGGTAGCGGATCGCAACAATCTAAGATGCAAACCATGTCTAGTATTATGACTATTCTTGGAACTTTAGTTCAATCAGGAGCTATGGGAACTCTAGTTACGTCTAAAAACTTATACAACGCTATAGGCGAATATATCGCACAAGCGGGTTATAAAAATACAGATCAGTTCATATCTAATCCTGAGATGATGCCACCGAAACCACCTGCAGAGCCTACACTAGAAGAAAAAGTCGCAGCTCAAAAAGCCCAGGTTGAATTACAAAAACTACAATTACAGGCTCAAGAACTAGAAATAGAAACACAGATAAAAGCGCAAGAACTAAAACTCAAGCAAGAAGGCGCAGCTATTGATTTAGCTATCAAAACACAAGAATTAAAACTCAAAAAATCACAGCTTGAGCTTAATGAACAAGAATTAGCGTTAGAGGCAATACAAAAAAGACCTGTAGCGATAGGACCAACCTAATGGCTTTCCCCACAACTTCAGGCTACGGAAAGCTACAAAGGACAAAATTGATATCTAAAAAGATAAAGGTTTTAAAAAAGGAAGGTAAATCACAGAAACAAGCGGTTGCAACAGCAATATCTATGTACCCAAAACGTAAGAAGTTGCCGTTAGCATGAAAGATAATAGCGAACTCAATCTAGAAATAGAGTTGATAAAAAAAGATATTAACGATATTAAGAACAACCATCTACAGCATATAGAATCAGATATGCGTGATGTAAAGATTGAGATATTTAGATTTAAGTACATTGTTTATGGAGCTGTAATCGTATTTGCTCTACTAAGCGATAACATAGAAAAGATCATTAATTTATTTTAGGAGATAATTATGAAATGCCCAACAAAAAAACATAGTAAAAATAAAAGACCTAAAAAGCCGAAATACTGATGGCTAAAGGAACTAAACATTATTTTAAAACTGGCAAAGAGTTTAAGGGTAATGTTCATAAAATGCCTAATGGTCAAATACATTCAGGCAAATCACATGGCAAAACTTCTAAACAAGTTGTCCATTTTAAAGATTTATCGACAAGAGCAAAGAAGGTAGCTAAAGGATAATGGCAAAAAGTCGCAATATACCAACAAATTCTGCTTTGTACTCAAGAGTCAAATCAGCAGCAAAGAAAAAGTTTAAGGTTTATCCTTCAGCTTATGCTAATGCCTGGCTTGTAAGAGAATACAAAAAAAGAGGCGGAGGCTACAAGCGTGGCTGATGGCCTTTCTAAATGGTTTAAAGAAAACTGGGTAGATATTGGAGCGCCAAAGAAGAATGGCAAATATCAAAAGTGTGGAAGGTCTAAAGGATCAGGCAGAGCATACCCCAAATGCGTTCCTGCATCGAAAGCTGCAAGAATGACAAAAGGCCAGATAAAATCTGCCGTAAGTCGTAAAAGAGCAAAAGCGCAAGGCGTAGGTGGTAAACCAACAAATGTCTCAACATTCAAAAAAAGAAGAAGGGCAAAAGCGTAGTAAGTATTACGAGTCTAGGTACGACCATTATATTTCTCTAGGCTACAGTAATGGACAAGCTGCCAAGATAGCTCATGTAGACCTAGCAAAAGAATTTAAACAAAAGAATCCAACTATAGATAAATTAAAACAGATTTGAACAATAAAGAATTACAAACATTGTGTTTGAAACACCGACTTTCTGTCGAGGACATATTCAGGAGTACAGGGGTAAAACCCAATGATATTCGTGGATGGTTGTCAGGCAAAAGGAAGATTCCAGACTGGATAACAGAAGAATCTTTAACTAAAAAAGCTAATATCTAGTGAACAACTACACCTGCGAAAGCAGATAGACTCAAGGAGAAAACATGGCAGACAAAGAAACACAAATAAAAGAAGGACAAGATGCAAAACGATTACTCGAAGAACCTTTATTAATAAAGTCTTATGAAGTAATACAAAATGATATCTTCCAACAATGGATAAGAACAGAAGTAGGTGATTCAGACAAAAGAGAATCCTTATATCATTCATTGAGAGGCGTTTTAACAGCGCAGAATGTTTTAGTGAATACAATGGAGAATGGTAAAATTCTCGAAGAAGAAAGAAAGGGAGGTAACTAATCATGGCAAAAGATGATATCCCTATACAAGAATCCACCCAAGGTGGTGTTCCTTTTGATGGCTCTGTTAGAGGAGCGCAAAAGGCAATACAACAGAGTCTTTTAGGAACTCGTGATGAGCAATCTAGAGAAGATGAAGTTGAAACAGAAGCAAAGGAAAATGTTTCTGCACAGGACATGAAGTCCGAATCAGTACAAACAGAGGTAGAAAATCCAGATGGATTGACTGCCGATGATATCGTAGACGATACCCAAGAAGAAGTAAATGAGACACCTGAAACGTACACCATCAAAGTAAATGGTGTAGACGTTGAGGTTACCCTTGATGAGCTTCAGCAAGGTTATAGTAGAACGGCTGATTACACAAGAAAAACCAAAGTATTGTCCGAGCAACGCAAAAAAGCTGATGAAGAATTAGCTGCGACTCAACAAGAAAGGCAGCGTTACTTATCACAGTTAGAACAACTTTCCTCAACCAATAAAAGCGAGATAGAAACTCTCAAAAGTACGGATTGGGAAAAACTCAAACTTACAAATCAAACAGATTATTTGTTAAAAAAGGATCGTTATGATGATCTACTTGCCCAGGAAAAAGCTATCGTGGAGCAAACAAAGAAAGTCGAACAGGATCAAGCAGGTGATTTTAAAAAGAAATGGAATGAATCTTTAGAAGAAAACAAAAAGTTAATCGTTAAAAAGATACCTAAATACTTTGATGCCAAAGAAGGAACACAGATACAAACCAGTATTCGTGATTTTGGTGTTAGTGAAGGTCTGACAAACGATGAGCTTGACTCTATGATTGATGCTAGATCAGTAAATATTTTGTATAAAGCTATGCTTTATGACCAATTATTGAACACCAAGATATCATCTAAGAAGTCAAAAGTTGTGCCAAAATATACAAAACCTGGCACTCCTGCTACTAGAGGGGAGATTTCAAGTGATAAAGTTAAGGCACAAAGAGCAAGGTTAATGAAGACAGGACATGTCAAGGACGCATCTAGCCTACTTGAAAGTATACTAAAATCTTGACCTATACATAACTTTTATACAAAGGTAATCAAAATGGCAATATATACAAACTCTTACGAGACTTTTGACAGTAACGATAAGAGAGAAGACTTGGCGAATGTTATTTACAACATTTCTCCAACAGAAACTCCATTTATGTCTAGTATCGGTACTGGTTCAGCGAACGGGACGAAACACGAATGGCAAACAGATAGTTTAGCAGCAGCAACTGCTAACAAAGTAATGGAAGGAGATGATTCTCCTAACAGAGCGCTTACAGCAACATCAAGACTACTTAACCACACGCAGATTTCAACAAAACCTGTAGTAGTTACTGGTACTCAAGAAGTTGTCAGCAAAGCAGGTGTTACATCTGAAATGGCTTACCAAATCGCAAAAGCAGGTAAAGAACTGAAACGTGATATGGAACTAGACATGACAGGTAAACAAGAAGCAGCAGCAGGTTCTTCAGGCACAGGTCGT